CGCAAACACAATAAATTTGTAATCACTTAGTTTTCGATCACCATAATGATTAATTGTTTGACTTGTTGTCGAAACAGATGTTCCTACTATGATTGTATCGTAATCAGAATTTAGCTGCGCAATATCTGTGTGTGCATCTGCAATTCCCTGCTCCATATGATTAAAATTTTCTGCGGATAAAGGCGTATTTCCTTTTACCCATGTTTTCTTTGTGTATGCCATTATTATTTCTCCTTTCATTTAACAGCAATAAATCTGATCCTCACTGTTACTGCAGCAATAGATCATCTGTCCCTTTACAAGCTCTGCCGTTACGTATTTTGTTGTTCCATCTAATTGTGTCAATACAAGAGTTGTTCCGCTCGCAGAAATTCCTGTAATCGCCTTATTTGCGTCTGTCTGTTTTGCAGCCGTATAACCTAACGCTGTGTTTACGTTTGATGCCGTTATTTCTCCTCTGATTGTTGCACTGGATTTATTTTCAACACTTCCTAATCCTACTTGAGACTTTGTGACTCCGTGAGGATTGTTTTTGTTTCCTGTGTGATTACTCACATAGTTTTTTATTTTATTCCACAGCTTTAAAAGCCCTGTTTCATCTAAATAACTTGCCACATTAAACACCGTCCTTTATGTAAGATTTGCGTCCATCCATGTATTTGTAATTGCAGCAATCTGAAATTTTTCCCCTAGAGCATCCCACGCTTTTCCATTCCATGCAACATTCATCCCTGCAGCTCCATAAGATGATGCTGCTGCAATATCGTAAACATCTCCTGTTGTTTGTCCAGATGTTGGTAATTTATCTTCTGTTGCCACGGATCCTTTGTATTTATAAACACCTGTGATTTCAGATTTCTTTGCATATGTACTTGATAGCGTTGCATTTGTTGGTAACTCATCGATCTTCTTTTTATCTGCCGCAGTCATAAGCCCATGTGAAGATTGCGTCGCATCATTGTATGTCGTATTGTTATCAGGCGGAACACTCCATGTTCCGTCTGATCTTAAATACCTATTAGCTGCACCTGCTGCAGGTGCTGGTGCCAATCCGTGTGTACCTGCTGCGGATGTGGTTGCTCCTTTCATATCGCTATACGTGGTATTATTATTATCTGCACCCCATACTGCAGTACCATCCGAATCCCATCTTAAGATCTGTCCAGCACTACCACCAGATGGAATATGTTTGTTTCCGCTTGTCGTAGGGTGCGTATATTTATTCGCTCCTTCTGCAATTCCTGCGAGCTTTGTTTTTTCTGCTGTTGTATAATCATTTGTAGATAATCCTTTGCCATCTACTTTGTCTACTTTATTTGCGATCATATTCGTTATCTTTGCTACTATCTTCTGCCAGAGATATAAGACTCCGTTTTGATCAAGATAATTATTATCTGCCATTGTTTTCTCCTTTAATTTAAGATTCCCTCTAAAACTTCATTTGTGATTGGTTCCAGGCTTAATCCTGGAAGGTTGTACATTTCTGTTCTAACTTCACTTATCTGAGCCTTTAAATTTACAGAATCGTTTACCTGTTTGTCTGTCAATGTACTGATTGTTCTTCCAAGAGTTATTTTATTATTTGTTGGATTCTCAAGATCTAGTTCATATTTACTTACAAGATAATACGTACTCACATCTCCAAACGTACTCATGATTCCGTGTTGTGTCGAAATACAAGGAACAAGATCTCCCAACCTGATAGAATTTATATCTACATCAATCATATGAAGATCCACTGCAGTAAGTTCAATTGTAATTGCCAGATTGATACACGTTTGCAGATATTTCTTGGCTTCTTCTAATAATGTGTCTGGATCATAAATATCCGAAAAATCAACCTTATCATAAATCCATCCATATAAATTTACCGCTTCTTGGTTATATACATAATCTGTCCCATCATGGCCATTTGCCGCTTTAATATCGACATTTTTATTATCAACAACTGCTCCCAGCGGGATGATCGCTGTTTTAATATCTTCTGCCTTCGAATACTTCTTTAGATCAAGCAGATTCTCTCCAAAGCGGATCACTTGATTACTTACTTTCCCATATTGTTTTACATAGTCAAGATATCGGATTCCGTTTTCATGCCTTACTCGAAGATAGCCGTCATATTTACCTAAAAAATTAGAACTAAGAAAATCCCATGTCTTTTCATAGTTCGTAGACAATTTTGTAATGGTTACGCTATCTATATCAATTACTCCAATTGTAAAACGCTTTTCTTCTTCTACCTGCGCGTTATGTTCTTCAATTAGCCTTTTGAATATTTTGACATTTGTATCTGCCTGACCTATTTCTGTTGTTTCGGTACCATAATCATGTGCACGTTGTACTGAATCTAACAAAAAAGCAAGCTCCCCTTCACAGGAAATCTGGCCAGTGTTTTTGAAGTCTTGTTCATTTGTCAGACTTCTTCCAGAAAACAATAATTCATCATCCTCATACACTTCGATCTTAGATTTTAATTTGTTTATGCCATTTACATGAGGATGTGTTGAAAGCATACCAAAATCTAGATTCCCCGTTTTGTTTAACTCCAATGAAATTTTCGGTGAAAGCACTTGATAATCCGGATCACGAATATCATGCAGCACTTTCCCATCACACAATATTCTATACATTTACAAACTGCCTCCTCGATAATCGATTGAAATAACGCCAGTTCCTTTGAACGTTAAAATATTATCTCCTTCCGTCAACCAGATGTTAAATACTTTATTTCTACCTGCGAGAAGTGAATATTCCGTATCATTGAAACTGACTTTCATTGCCGTATTACATTCAATCACTGGAATGACTCGTTTTCTTCTTCCTGAAATACATAACTGATACTCTCCATCGACTTTAATATCCTTATATTCTCTTATAATATCTGTTTCAAAATTAAAGGTATCCCATTTCCAGTCTTCAAGGGATGAATATCTTTCATACTTATACGGATCGACATCTCCTGAAATCACAAGTTTTCCATTTACTCTGTCAGTTTTTTCAACATCAATTGTGAGTCTTCCAATATAATAAAAACTAGGATCTGTATCGAATATGATCTTCACCCTCTTACCCACAAGATAATTTGCAATTTCAGAAATACACATTCCCCACTGAAAGAAATCTTCGTCCGGAGTTTCAAACTCTAAAGAGATGTTTCGGTTTTTATACTTCACATCTCCACCAGTAATTGCTTCTGTGATATCCAGTGTTCCGTCTGCCCCTGGAATATCCTGTTCATAAGTTTTTGGCTCTGGAAAACCAAGAGTGATCGCAGTCCATCCAAGGTTCCAATCTCTCAATGTATGTTTTTCTCCAATCATTACTCCTAATGCTCCGCCTGCCATTTTACACACCTCCTCTTGATTTTCTGGTTGCAATCGTATTCAGCTCTGTATCCATATACGGAGCAATCATTCTTGTAATTTCTCGTCCATCTACGATCACTGGAACTTCAATTCGTTCTGGTCCAGTATAAACTACTGATGGCGCTCCATCAGATGAATCTGCCTGCACAACTGGCTGCATCCTTGTTGTGATCGTCTGCATCTGCAGGTTGATCGCATCCTGCATCCTTGACTGAATATCTTGAACATTCAACTTCGCTTTCGCAAATTTCTGTGCCATGTTCTGAGAAATCGTTCCCATTTGTTTATACAGATTTGGCGCTTCTTTTTCATGTCCTTTGATTGCTCCCTGAATATCATAAGAACCAATCTTTGCAAATTCTCGAGATGGGGAATGAATCTTAAGTGTCTTTTTGGCTGTCTTAATAATATTCTGACAGATTTTCTTCATGGATTTGCTGAGGTTTCTGGTTTCGCTTTCCATACCTGCAGTTAATCCCTTGGCGATATTAACTCCTGCCTGTTTCATCTCTTTCTGCAGATCATCTGTGACTGTTTTCATTTCAGATTCATAATTTGCTTGAAGTTTTGCAAGATCATCTCCAAAGAAGTTTTCAGAAAATGTTTTGGACATGCTCTGTTGCTGATTCCACTTATTAATGTAAGCCTGCTGTTCAGCTTCTGACATATGCTGAAACCATGCCATATAAGCATTTCCTGCATCAATGTCCATTCCGAGAATCTTTTCCATCATAGACTCAGGAATCTTGTTTTCTAGCGACTTCAAGTTCTTTTGATACTTTTCAATGTCCATGATATTCTGATCAAGGTTATAGATATTTCCCCAAGATTGCTGTTTATCAGTTAAACTGTCCATCTTGTTCTTGATGTTGTTATACGCTTCCTGGTATTCATCTGACAGTTCCTGTAGTTTTTCCTGTGCAATCTTATTTAATCGATCAGCTTCTTTCTCAAATGCATCATTGTATGCTGCTGCCGTTTTTTCTCCTGCAATTTTTAATTGCTTTTCTTCTGCAGCATTCTGCTTCTTTAACTTTTTCAGCTGTTTTTTTAATTTTGCTTTTTTCTTTTTATTTTTTGTCTTACTGATCTTATCTTGAAGATTTTTCTCTGCTGTATCGTGCTTCGAAGAAACTTTACTTGTCTGCTGATCAATGATTTCTTGTACAGTTTCTGATGATCTTGACTTGGCCGTGTTGAGTGCTTCGGATATACCAGACACAAGGTTGTTTCCAATATCGGAATAATTTCCTTTTTTCGATGCACTCTTAGCTGCAGATAATGCTTCATTCACAGAAAGCTTCATTTCTGCATTGAGTTCTGTCTGCCCTTCTCTGACACCTTTTGCTACACCTGCTGGAATATTCTTACCAATCGCATCTTTATATACACGAGATGGTGAATGGATTCCTAAGGCTGTGGCTGTGGCTTCTACGGATGCATTCGCCATCTCTCCAGAAGCATCTTCCACGTCTTTCGTATGCTTTCTGATACCTGCTGCCATTCCTAACGGCATCCATTTTCCTACGTCACTTTCCATGACACGGGATGGTGAATGAATCTTACCTTCTGATTTTGCGGCTGCAACTGCTGCTCTTACTGCTTCTCTTGCGGCTGCTGATACAGCACCGGAATTTGATCTGATACCAGATGCAATTCCTGCAGATAAATTGCTACCAACAGACACGAAGGATGATTTTTGACTACTTGCTCCAGAAGAACCTGCTTTGGCTACTTTTGAACCGGCACTTTTTGCAGCTCCAGATTTTGATGTAATTCCTTTTGCAAAATCATTTCCAAGTTTTGCTCCTGCCTTTTTAGCAGCACCATCATTTGCAGCTAGAGTTTTTGTAGCTGTGCTTTTCAGCGTTTTTACACTTGTTTTTGTTTTTGAAGATGCTTTTTGCGCTTCTTTCGAATAAGATTCAAATGTCTTTTTCCCACTTTTTGAGTTATCAGTCGGATTTATCTTAGAGTTCTTCTCTGTATCTGCTTTGCTCTTTTTAACAGTATTTGCATTCTTTTTAGCTGCATTTCCTACAACATTAAATGATTTTGCGGCACCAGAATTATTAGCAGTCTTTAACGTTGTATTACTTTCTATGTTTTTCTTTGACTTACTTGTATCCTTTTCTGCTTTATCAAAATCCTTTTTGACTCCATCTGTCAATTGTTTTACTGCAGCTTGAACAGATATTTGTCCTTGCGCAACTCTGGTTGCTAATTCTGTTGGGACTTTTGATCCTTCAATTCCTGCCTTATCTATCATATCCTGGAAAGATACCAAATTACTCAGTGCCTTAACTGCTTCTTCAGGTTTCATACTCCCAGATGTGATACCATTTGCCAAATAATCTGGTACTTCAATTCCACCTTGTAATGCCTCGGCTTTCAGATCTTCAAACGTAATAAGATTCTTAACAGCTTTTATAGAGGTTGGAACAGCATACTGTCCGGAACTAATTCCCTGTGCAATACTGTCCGGAACTTCTTTTCCTTTATCTTTTACTTGCTGAATTAAATCTTCCCAGTTAATTGCATTTCCAAGCTGTGTTGCTGCGGTTTTAAATGAAACAGACCCATCAGAAATACCTTGTGCCAAATACTGTGGGATCTTCATTCCCTGTTCTTGCATCTTGGCCAACTGGTCTGAATTAACCAGATTGTCTAATTTGATCAAGCTCTTTAATTCTTTTCCGGATGTTGGATTTGCATAAACACCCTGTTTGATTCCGTCCTCAACAGATTTCGGAATATCACTTGCCTTGATCTTGGCTTGCTTAGACAGGTCGTCTAAGGATTTCAAATATGCAGTATAATTTGCCTGCGCAGTATATTTATCTGTGTAAGTATCCAATTCTTTATGTGCATCGTTTAGATTCTTACTACTTTTCTTTACTGCCCCATCGGCTTCTTGTAGAGCTTTTTTATATGTTATTAGGTCTTCTCCTAATTTTTCAAGTTTCTTATCTCCACTACCTAACCCAACTTCGCTTTTTCGCTTATCAAATTCTTTTTGTGTAGCTTTTACTTTTTCTTGTGCTTTTGCTCGATCTTCTAATGCTTCTTTATATGCAATTTCTGCTTCTGCAGACTTTTTTGCTGCGCTTTCCATGCCATTCTGGTAGGCTTTGGCCATTGCCTGTTCTTTCAGTGCTGCGATATTTTTCTTGATCGCAGAAGTAGACTTATTTAGCTTATCTGCTTCTTTGTCATACTCAAGATTCAGCCCTGGCAATAATTCATTTAACTGTTTAACAACACTTGCGATCTGTGCTTTTGTCCCGGCACTTTTATGCTCAACATTCATCAGTTTTGTTAATCTCTGATACAGCTGATCTGCCTGAACACCATTTGCACGTGTAGAATCCACATTTTTCTGATTTTCTTTATGTAAGCTCTTGATCGATGCCGCCATCTCTTCTTGTTTCTTTTTGAGTTTTGTACAAGAAGAATAGTATCGATCTGCTTCTGTAACCGCTTTTTTCTGTGTCAAAGCATATGCTGCGACTCCTGCTGCTAATGCTCCAACCGCAACAACTCCTAAACCTACTGGACCGCCAAGTGCTGTACATGCTGCATTAAAAGCTCCTGTTGCTGCTGTCGCAAGAGAAATCTTACCTGTAAAGATTCCAACGACTGTCTGCAGTGCAGTCAAGCCACCTTGCTGTGCCACTAAAGTGATCGCATTTGCCTGCTCCATTGTTTTTAAGGCGCTAAAAGCTGTAGTTAATGCTGTAACTCCTTTAGATGCAGTGTTGAAAACTTTAACTCCTGCCCAGGCACCCATGAATGATGTCGCAAGTGGAATAACTACACCCATGTTATCTCCAAGCAGTTTTGTAGAAGTGGCCAATACTTTTACTCCACCTTTGCCGGCTACCATAGCCACTTTTCCAAGATTTTCAACAGTATTTATCGCTTCCTTCGGAACAATCTCTTTTATTCCACCTTTTTTCAATTTGTTAGATAAAACCCTTAACTGTGCTGTTCCAACACCGACAGCCTTTGTTAGCGGCGTTTTGATATCTTCATAAATGCCGATTCCAACAGACTCTGCTACTGATCCGAGGTCGTACAATGCTCCTTGCAGATTGTTGTTCATAACATCGGCCTGTTTCTTTGCTGCGCCAGAAGAATTATCAATCGCCTTTTGTAATTTGTTGAAATCAGAATCAGATGCATTAACGATTGCCAACAGACCAGACATTGCTTCCTGTCCTGCGATACTTGAAGCATAAGAAGCTTTCTGACTTTCTGTTAATCCAGAAAATTTTTCTCTCAATTCTGCCATCGTTTCACGAAGTGGCTTCATGGATCCATCAGCTTTTGTTGTGCTGATACCAAGCGCATTTAATGCTGTAGCTGCATCTTTCGGAGGTTTGACAAGTCGCGTAATGATAGATCTCAAAGATGTACCTGCTTGGCTTCCTTTGATTCCTGCATTTGCCATCAGCCCAATTGCTGTAGCTGTATCTTCGATACTATATTTCATGGATCCGGCCAATGGTGCAACATATTTAAAGGTTTCTCCCATCATTGCAACATTGGTGTTAGAACTACTCGATGCTTTCGCTAGTACGTCTGCAAAATGTCCAGAATCCTTTGCTTTCAATCCAAAAGCGGTCATCGAATCTGTTACAATGTCGGATACTGTTCCAAGGTCTTCTCCGGAAGCTGCAGCTAAATTCATAACACCAGACAATCCAGAAACCATCTGATTTGTTTTCCATCCTGCCATAGCCATGTACTTAAGTGCTGTAGCAGATTCCGTAGCAGAAAACTTCGTTGTAGCTCCCATCTGCTTTGCTTTTGCAGATAGCTTTTCCAGGTCTTTTCCAGATGCTCCGGAGATTGCCTGGACCTCACTCATTCCTGCTTCAAAGGACTTACCTACATCGATCGTCTTTTTTGCGGCCGCCACAGATGCAACTCCAATTACTGCTGCAGATTTTTTCATCAGCCCGGCCATCTTTGATGTTGCGCTCTCTGTACTTGCTACTGTACTTTGATTAGATTCTTCCCAAGACTTTTTTGCACCATCTGCACTTTCTTTTGCAGTATCCTTTACCTTTTTATGAGACTGCTGCATCTTCGTAGATGCGGATTCTGTTCCTTTTGCTGCAGTATCAGCTCCTTGCTTTGCTGCCTGTCCTGCTTTCGATGCTGAATCCTTTGCGCTCTTTTCTACTTGTTTTCCAGTTTTCTCTGCTGACTTAGCAACTTCTTCTACACTCTTTTGTGCCTGATCAGAAGCTTTATCTATCTCCTGTGCTGTACTCTTAGACGAAGATTCAACCTCTTTCTTAAGATCATTTAATCCTTTTTCTACACCGGAGTTATCCAGTTTGGTTTCTATTGTAACTGTACCATCTGCCATGTTTTCACCTCATCAAATAACTAAAAATTTAAAGTTTCTAAGCTATTTGACGTCCTGGGTGCTCAACCTGCAGATCCAAGCTCTCGCCTGTTCGCTTCTTCTGACTACTTTCTCGGATTAGTCACATTCCGTTATAGTTTTACGCCTTCTCGGGCAATTTTGGTATAATAAAAGCACCTAGGTTATCCTAGATGCTCCTTTTAATTATTCAATTTTATAAATTTAACAATTGCTTTTTTTTCGCATTAAATTCTTCCTCTGTTAATATTCCTTCTTTCTTTAAATCTGCCAATTTTCTTATCTCATCTGCAATTGATGTAACTTTTGCTGGTTCTGGGGAAATTTTTGAAATCTTCGGATATTTTTTGAGCTCCATTGACAGCTCATCCATAATAGTCTTTAAATTCTTATTATTCTTTCCCATGTCAACAACGCTTCCGAATACTCCTGTTTTAGATGCAGACGTCACTTCTACAATACTTTCTCCATCTTCTGCTGCTTTAACCGTTACTGTCACATTTTCTCCCCACGAAAATGCACTGATACCAGCTTTTAAATAAACCGTTTTTAGTAATTCATCTACAGAATCTACTTTCATCCCATATATATACTGAGATGATTTTTTTAGTGCTTCAAAAACATCTTCTACACTGTAAGGAATCTTCACTGATGAATTATGATCTGCTACTCCCATATCTTTTTCCTCCCGAATATTTTTCTTTAATTATACAATATTAAGAAAATACTCGCAACAAAAGAACGCCTGTCTCCAGACGTTCTCTATATAACATTTATGCCACCTGCTTAAATTGTTCTATCGCAATATCGCAAACAAGATTTGCCACCCTTATTGCCTTTTTATTTCCAACTTCTATCAATTTATCAATCCATTCTTTTCTTAACTCTTTGATTTCGACCTCATTCAACCCTTGCATTTCACAAAGCAGCTCTGATAATAAATCTTTTAATTCATTCATCTACGCCACCTCCTGATAAACAACTTTACACTTGTTAATCTTTCCATTGGATAACTGATATTCAATCATGGTAGGATATCCATTAGTTTCTAGCCATTCTTTTATTTTTCGGAATACGCTGTCCTTATACTGAATTGTAACACCATCATGCCCATTTCTACTGTACGCTGTTTTTACAATTTCATCTTCTGTTACATCCAATTTCTGAATAATTCCACTAACAGCCTTGTCATGTGGTTTCCCATTATTGGACATAATTCCTAACTCTTTAGCAATTCTCGTGCAATCCCATAAAACAGGAATTTCTGAAATCAAAGGTATATTGATTGGATATCCATTATCAGAATAAATCCGCACAACTTCTGCCGCTATGTACTTAGAGTCTACGCCTGCATCATGCAGTGCGCTTTTTACATTCTTAACCATTTGATTTACAGATGGTAGTTTTTCTCTTTTCTTAACACTTTCTTTCCGGATGATTCCATACTGAATCACATCTTCCATATCGTGGAATCGGTTGATGTATTTTGCTGTAAACTCTGTGCCTTTGATTCCTGTTAACTTGTGAGCAATGAACTCGCAACCTTTCTTTGTAACATCAAAACATTGCAATACTCTTCCTGTTTTGTCTTTATATGTACTGTCTCGAAAAAATTCACTGGGCTCAATTTTGAGCTCAGTCAATTCATAAGTGTATTTTGCGATATCTCGTAATAAATTCTTATGTCTCTTTTCAACCATATCTGCGACTTCTAAACTACTAATTGTCTGTTCTGTCATTTTTAAATCATTCATTCTGTTGCCTTTCTTCCATAAATTGGATATTGATTTTTGCACCAAAATGAAGTAACATTATAATAATGATACCTTTTTGGTGTTATCATCTGGGAATAGCTTGTACCGGCCAAAGTATTCAGCTGTTCCCTTTTTTTGTTTCTAAAGTTCCTCATTTAATTTGCGTATCCCTTCACGTATCGCTGCTGATTCACTCGTTCCATACTTGCGACAATATTCTATAAGTATGCTATCCGTTTCCTCATCAATTCGACACTGAATTTTTCTGTTTTTAGGATTTCTGGTGGGACGTCCTCTTCTTTCATGTGCTAAATCTTCAGTTTTCATTATCTGTATTCTCCTTTCTACTATTTTTCGTAATTATAATATCACTATTTTTCGTAATAGTCAATACTCTTTTTCGTGTTTACAAATATGATTTTTCGTGTTTTAATTATAATATAAATATAAAAGGAGGTGCTTTATGGCATTTGGAAAAGAATTATCTGATATCCTACACCAAGAAAATATGACTGTAAAGGAATTGGCTGAATTAGCAGATATTCCTGTTACTACCCTGTATTCTTTAATTAAACGTGATAACAACACAGTTAATTTGGATTATGTACGTCGCATCTGTGATATATTAGGATCTGATCACGCAAGTCAATTACTTTCAGCTGCTAATCTCTCCAGTTTCATCAACTCTGACGTTACTACTGCGGTTTTAGCCAGTGGCTCAAAAAGTCCTAACAAACTCAGTGTTAAAAATATCTACACAAAGGAAGAAAAATTACTCCGTCACTATCATGCCTTAAATCCAGAAGGTCAAGATTTATTACGTCGCTACGCCAGGGATTTATATGATCTTCCACGCTATAGAAAGGAAAAAGATTAACCATTGCACAGAGGCTACTTCAATAGTTTTCTGTGCTTTGTCTTCTCCTGCATTTGACTCTAACACATTCTATTTTTTTGTCAAATTTCTTACTCTTTTTTGACATTTTCCATTTGTGCAAATCTCATAATCTTTTTTAAGTTTAATTCCTATTTTTGCATCACCTTTGTGATGCATTTTTCTTCTCAAAATTCTCGATTTACGCATCTTTTTTATGCACATTGCAAGAATTTGACTTTTTTTACAATATTCCTGACAGATCACCGCCATTTAGCAGTATCTGTGTTATCTCATCCTGTCTCTTCTTCTCTTCTTTACTTATATCATCCGGAAGTGCATAGATCTTTTGCATCTCCCTTATCCTTTTTCTCTGTTCTTTGTCAAAATTCTTTAACTCTGCCCCACGATATCCGATAATCTCGCAAATCTTACAATCATCATGAAGGGCACTGAATAGCGACATAAATTTCCACCAGTGCAAAAAATCAACCTCGAACAGATCAATCTTATAATCCTGCATAAACCCTGCATTGATATAATCAAAATCATATTCAAAGCTGATCACTTTTTTCTTTGTTTTTGTTTTTGATTGTTTATCTTCCTTACCACAGGAATAAAACCACAGCATTTTTTCCATAGCTTCTTCCAGATCATCCGGAACATTATCTCTATAAAAGAGTTTTAGTGCATCATAATATTTTGCATTTGCGATCGCATCTTTTTCTTCAATATCGATTTCTTTCATCATTTCTTCTGCAAACTTCTTTTGATCATCTGTAACTTCTTTTCCAAAGATAATCTCTTCCACATTCATAATTGTTCTGAAATCAGCATCAATCTTATATGTTTCACTCCCGATATCTACTGACACCGGGAGTTCTCTTCTGATCATTCAGCTCCAATCATCTTGTGCAGATCATTGACTCTCTTTGTATGACCAGCTAACTGTGAATCTCTGATAGAATAAAGCTTCTTAATTGCTTTCGTTCTTTCTGTCAGATCATGTTTTGATGTAAAGATTTCATCAGCGGTGCCATTTCCAAATACCTCGTCAAAAAACTCACTAATGATTTCTGACTCATACGCCACGCCTTCTGCCTTGATTTTTCCATCTTCTGCATTCTTCTCTTCGTACTCACCAAGTTTCTTCCACATTTCCTTTCCTGCATCACTAAATTTTTTCATCATGTCCGCATCCAGGAAATTAAATGCGAGCTTCTTTCCATTCCAAATAAACATATATCTTACTCCTTAATTCCAATTTCAAGCTTCGCTTTCGTTTACTCCGTTGCTGAATCCGGTGTAAATGTCTTTGTCTTTGTATCAAATTTACCCATAACAGGATCTCCTTTGTCGTGAAGTGTTCCCTCAACCTGTAATTCTCCGTCATTATCAGAGAAACTTGAAATTTCAGCAGCTACGGTAAACATACGTGCTTTGAATACTGTCCCAGTGGTATCTCCTTCTACTTTTTCATCCAGATCAACGCGAACAAATTCACGTTCTGCATCTGCTCCTGTTTTTCTCTCTTTACCAATACTGACCAGATCTTTAATGACCTTTTCGCTTGGAATCTGATCGGCTGTAAATCCGTGCTCACCTTCATAACTTGTAATGCTTGATGTGGATGATTTATCATTGATATATTTTTTGCTCGTTGTCTGTGCTCCTGGATCTTCGTTCAACTCTGTAAAACCAGTTCCCATTAATTCAAACGCTTCAGACACCTTTAAATAAGATGCTTCCTGATAACGCTGTTTTACTGTTTTGCTTGCTGTTTCTGCCATTTTATATTCCTCCTAATTTCTGATAATAAATTAATTGGCACTGAATCTGATACTGTGCTTTAGTCGCATCTGCGTTAAACACATAGCCATTTGTCAGTGCCTGTATTTTAATTGCTCTTTTTCCTTTATCCATTTCCGGAAGTTCGTTATTGATTGTGCATCGTTCCAACCAGTCTGAGAAATCTTCGTAAAACTCTGCTACGTCAATATTCTCTGCAACGTCTGCCCCGAAGTACTCACGGCTTGCCAGGACAAAATTAAAACGGCGTTCTGTGTCACCGTTAATATACCGCCTTTTGATTGGCTGTGATGTTACAGATGCTTCAATCGCATAACTTTTTGTATCCTCCGGAAGATGTTCCACGCCCACCAGATCATCGAATGCTGATAATCCTGGATAGTCCTGGATAAATGCTCTCACACTTGCGATCACACTCATTCTGCTTTACCTCCTACAAAATCTGCAACAGACTGAACAATCTGATCTCCATTGTCTGCCCAACATCTTTGATCCCATTCTTTGCCACGAAGTCCATTCCCTTTGTTCTCGTGATATTGCTTTTGTGCATATGGAGTTACAAACTGGATTGAGTCCACATTTTCTATTGCAGTATCTTTTAATACTCCGGTTAAAAATGGAACATATGGATCCATCTTTCTTCGGAACTCTCCGGTAAAAAATCTTTGTGCGGGTCCACCAACTTGAAGACCTCTTGTCTTTAAGATCTGATCGGGCGAAAGTTCGACTTTAACTTGTGTTCCTATATTTAAGCACCTCCGATTCTCCAATGTGGCAAACTTCCTCTCCGGTTATCCGAAAACGATAATACTTTTCCTGTGTGCTGCTGCTTTAAAAATTCTGATTCTTTCTCAAAATCTTCTAACAATCCTTTTCCAAACAGATCTCCGTTATTGATCGTCCAGTATTTTTCTGCTTCTTCTGCAGATAATTCCCGATACTTATCAGCATCAATGTATTCTTTCCCTTCCGTATCTGCAGATAAAGGAATGCGGATCTGATACATATCTGCAGAACTAAGTCCCTGATCGGTAACAGTTGTCTGCTGCTTTGTGTAAAAACTGACACCTTTGATCTGAGTCTTTAAATAAAGCTTTCGTGCTGTCTTTTTATCAACTCCACGATTGTTATAGATCGTCAGATCTGCATTTGTCATCATATGGTCCACACCCCCTGTACAAGAGTCCCGTATGTGCAAGATAAGGATATGCTGCTTTCTTACAACGATGCTCCACAGTGCCTGTTGTTTTGCTCTGACTCGTCACAAAACTTACGCTGTATCCATCGTTGTTCTCACTTGCAATCTCCCTTCCTGCATCATCTTTTCTCATTCCATCCTGATACATCACATCTGCTATCGCACATGTGGCCAAGCTTACCTCTTCTGGAATCTCTGTCATATCATCGACTCTGGAAAAAGTAAGAAACTTCACAAAGATACTCGCCTTTAAGATCATACTAGGGAAAGCTTTCTCCGGTATGATCTCGCCATGAAATGTATTTTCATAAAAATCCCTGTCTGCATATTCCACCATACCGGATCACCGCCTACCCTCTGGAAATGATTCTTGCGATTGGAATTGCTTTGTGATCGATCACTTTCTTATCGGAATTTGTTTTTCCGTTATCAACCAGTGTCCAGTTAGATCCATCAGCAAGTTCTGCATCTGTTGGGGATTTTGCAGCCATAGATTTTCTAGTAAACGAAATTCCGTATGGTGCAAATACTTTTCTCTGTCTCATATACAGAGTATCTTCTCCACCATGTGTTTTTGGATCACGATGCATTTCATATGGCACCTTTGCGCCGATATCTTCATAGTCAAAAGCCCCATCACCTAATACATAAGTTGTATATTTTGTGTAAGCTTCCTGTGCTGCAACATAACCAGACTCTCCCTTTGTTCCACTTTCTTCTACTGCAGCAACTTCTTCTGCTGGCATGGAATCATCGATCAGAACCAGACGACCATTCCATGTCGCAAGAGTTAAGTCTCTTTCAACTCCATTTGCATCTGTCTGTGTCATGTATTTTAACAGCTTCAGATTTTCAAGGTTTGTTGCTACCGCACTGTGCATGATCGCGATCGTAAACTTAGACTTATTATCTCCTGCTGCTTTCTGTAAAGCTGTATTTAACGTGTCAGCCTGTACAACGTTCTTTACGTTTCCATCTTTGTCAGTTGCTGTTACTTCTGTGATATCAGATGTATGTTTATCAACAAAGACTTTGTTTTCTTTTCCGGTCATTGCAAAGACACCATCCAGAATCTTTACTAATGTTGTCTGATCAAGATCAGCTTTGTAATCATTGACCTGTGCTGCAACATTGTCCATAAAACTTACACCACCTGTAACATCTTCTGAAAAGTCTCGCTCAGTCCATCCTTTCATACGACCAACTACAACAACACCTCTTTCAAATGTGTCTGTGTTTTCAGACTTAAGATCTGTCTCACCATCATAGTTCTGTGCTGCTCCACCGATCAGACCATGCATTGGCAATACTGCATATACTGTTCCTGTCTGAGAACTGAACGTGTTTTTGATATCCTGATTACCTTTTAGGGCTCTGGACTTGATCAGCTCGTTCTTTTTTAAATTTGGAATCCTCTCTGTGTAGGCACCGAATGCCTGAGGATTGAATGATTTAGAATCAAATTTTTCTCCTGCCATTTTTTACTCCTTTATTTAAATCTCTGCTCCGGGATTCTGTTCCATATAGTCACAGAGTTCCGAATATGTCATTTCACTTGGTTTCTTTCCACCAATACCGCCAGAACCACCATTTGTTCCTTTAACGATCGTTGGTGCAGGTTCATCACTTTCGAACAAAAAGCCGTTTTCTTCCTTGATCTGTGACAGCTGTTCATCTAAACCGATGATCTTTCCATCGTTTAATTTCAGTCCATCCATATCAAGTAATGCCTTGACCGCTTTGCTATTTCTAGCTCTCGCTCCTGTCAATGCTGCAGATAATGCATAATCAAATTTCAATTCTGAAATCTGGGCATCTGCATCACTCTTTGCTTTCTCAGCTTTCTCTTTCCAGTCATCTGCTGCCTGCTTGATGCCGTCAATGTCCATGTCCCTAAACTTCTGAATTTCTTCATTTGCATCGTTTACCTGAGTTTCAAGACTTTCTGATTTCAGCTTGTAGCTGTCTCGCTCCTGAGTGATCTTTTCTGATTTCTTCTGTTCTGCTGCGATGTCTTTCCCGTTTTCGGCCATGATCTTATCGATCACTTCCTGGGTAAGTCCTAGCTCTTTTAAAAATTCTGTTTTCATGTTGCTCGTTCTCCTTTCGTATTAGGTTGTTTTAGGCGTGTAACCGACCGCCACGAACCGACTGTTTAAGGTCTGATCAACTGACCAATGTTGTTTCTTTGCATAAAAATAACACCCAGATCTCTCTGCGCGTCTTCTGCAGCTTAACCCTGCTGCCGGGAGATATTTGGATCACCGTCCTTTCTATTCTGTTGACTTCATGCTGCACTGCTCCTTTCTTAAAATTTCGTATAAAAATACCACCTGATATTGATCAGATGGTACATATTTATAGACCTGGCGTTATATCCTTGATTCCTTTCACGGCATTATATACTTTTTTCATCATTGAATTTTCCTGTAAATACTCAAGACCTTTTAATGTAATTCTAACATCACTTGCATTGATTCTTGTTGCTCCTGTGATATCACGTTTCATACTTACACCCTTGATATATCCGACATCAACCATCATCTCTATATATCGTGCCCAGCGTTCTTTGGAAACCCCTAAGGCTTCCGGCCCAACATCGTTGATATCAAATTCTGGATAATCCATTGCTTTTTCCAATGCTGATAAGATTTTATATACAGCTTTAAAGTTATCCATTGTTCTCACCTTTCGCTTTTTCTACTTTATCTTTTATCAACTGATACCATCCATTGTTTTCGTTATCAAAATATGGGCAGTTATAATCTTTGGCCTTTAAGTGTTTGTTTGGTATCTTCCCGTATACTTTGCATAAAGTTTCATAACCTTTTTCATCAAAATCTGCTTTTCTGCATGCATGGCATATTGGTATAGGACTTGTCACTTTTGCCATTCCAGGAAAGTCATCAAAACTCGGACCTATTTCCATTTCTTGTTTCACACCATTTTCATCATAATAATATCCTATTCCACTCATAAAACAGCCTCCGCTTTGATATAGTATCTGTCCTTTTCTTTATTTACACTTTTTATTTTATACTGAAAGCCTCGTTTAAACAACACTTCTTCTTGATTTTTGTATTTTTCAGTTGCGACATCTTTTATATATAAACAGCCTTTATACCCTTTATGGATCTCAATTTCAAGATGAACATTTCTACCCTGATACATTATGTCATGAAAAGATGTAGATGTATAACCTTTATTCGTTAAGGTCATTCCATTCATTCTTTTTATATCCTCTTCGGAATATTGAAAACCTTTTGGAAATGCATTTAAATATTCTGGAATCGTATCACGATGAACTACCATTTTGTGTTCTACAGTACCTTTACTTAATGCAGAATCCAACAGGTCCATAAATCCTTTTTCCTGATCAATTCTTTGCTGTTTTCCAGAATATATTGCACTGTTCACTCGGTTTGCTGCATTACCAGTATATCTCAAGATCGCTTTCTTTTCTTCATTCGTCAGTTTTTCTAACTGTTTAGACATTTGATTCTTAAAGGTATTCTTTCGATCTTGCCATACAGCCTTCTGCGCAACGCTCCGATTGAATCCAACGATATCTCCTGCTTTATTCTTCACTGCATAGATCTGAACTCTGGCAGACTCATATCGCCTTCCTGTTTCCTTGCAGAAAGCTTTCAGTGCTGCTTCCTGTTTCTTTAATCTTACAGATTCTTCATTGAACCGATTCTGTAAAGTATTTTTTAAGGTATCATCTTTCGCTTCACTGATCGCTGAATTATATCCAGCAAGTTTCCTCTTTGTCTCTCTGATCTGTCGTTCATGACCTCTCTGCATCTGACTTGCTTCATACTCTGTAAATTGTTTGTCGTTGTATGTCACGCTCTTTGCAGAATAATTATCGATCATTTCTTGTGTATATGCTTGTGTCGATATGCCAGGAAAATATGCATGGAAGTTGTGCCGGCAGTTCCAACCGCACAATCCTGGTCCTGTTCCATATCCTGTTGCTTCATAGAAGTTTTCATACTTCGGATCCGTTCCAGATAAACAAAAGACCTTCCCTTGCCATACGGCATGTTCCGGTCTTGCTCCTTCATGTGCGGTTGTTTCAACATAATCACAATTCTGATCTTTTGCATACTGCAGATTCATTTCTGCTGCAGTCTGGTTTACTCCGGTAAGTACAGCTCTTCTTACCGCGACATCTAATTTATCGACATGCTGTGACGGATATAAGACTTCTGTTCCCTGCACTGCTGCCTCTTTGATCGCATCTGCAATGGCTTTGTCATAACTAAACGCTCCGGTACTTACTTTCATCTGTGCCTTATTGCATGCCTGGATAAAAGCAGATTGTGTTTTAACAGCTGTTGTCATTGTCAGGTTATCTAATTCCTGGCATGTCTTTCTGACGTTTGCCTGCAGAATCCTTTGCATACCATTTGACTGTTCAAGTTTAACAATGGCTTCTTTCCCTGCCTGTTTGTAATAGACAGCTTCATTTTTTAAGTTTCTGACTCCTGCTTCCTGGTACATCCGCTCAACTTCTCGATTCTGGTACCCCGATACCTGACTTACTCGCTTGATCGTATCTTTATAAACAAGACCTGCATTCTGTAAAACCTCCGCCTGATGCTTTGTCGATTCGGATACATTTCCCATTTTGACGATCCTTTTTGCCATATCAGATATGATTGCTATTGTCAGAGTATCTATAATACCAAGTAACTGATCAGAGAAGCGTTCCAAATACTTCGGATCAAGCATCTGTGATCACCTACTCTTCCTGGATATTGAAGCGATCATCCTGTACCGGCATCATTTTCAATGCTTCTTCCTCAGAAACGCCATACTTGGCCGCAATGTATATTTCTTTTCGGATCAGTCCTGCTGTTGCATCCTGCTGCATACTCTGCAGTTCCTGTTCTTTGTCGATCACAATGGAGTCATCCCAATCAAAACTGACCTCATACTTCTTACCGCCATTTAGATTTGAAAGTTGTGCGATCACATCCATTGCATAGATTAATTGTTCTAATGCTTTCTGCAAAGCTTTTTGAATATCAGATACTGTGCTGTATGATCGTTGTTTACTTGTCTTAATCTCTTCTGCAGTCTTATCAACTGTGTTCAGATCGCTCAGAGTTCCATATGCCAATCCAGAATTAAACTCTACCCTACGAAGAATCGCATTAAATCCATTGATAAGGCTCTCATCACGGATCGGCGGTGCAAATACCTTGTACTGCTCCTTATCATCGTCAAAATCCATAATTCGGAAAAGTCTTTCTTTTCCTTTTGGAAGGTCAAATTCTCCGTTTTCTTTTCGCTTAAATAAGCTAACGTCTCCATCAATTGCTAATTCAGATCCCTCAAATTCCCATAATATCCTCGTCCATTGATAATCCGCTTCTTTGATGTCATCTACCGCTCTGGAATATACAGATACTCCCAACGGAGATGAATCATCAATATTGTTTGCGTTTGGAATCTTAAAGTATGCGAATAACGGCTTCTTCACGTTTATGATTGTCACTGCTTCTTCAAGATTGGCCCACTCTGGTACAGCACTAAGCGGTACTTCTTTTCCCAATACCTCAACATTATCAAGATCCTGCCTTACAAAAGCCTTATTCATAATATGATATGTCGTGTTCTCATCGTGTTGATGATATTCCAGTCTTGTATATACCTGTTTCCCGATCGTTACGGTTTCCATAAAAACCGCTGCAATAACTTCCCCTCTGGAATTGAATTTCGTTGGGAAAAAGTGATCAGCTTGAACCATGTCAACTTCTATATGCCCGTCGGATACATAAGGCTTCATTGCAAGTCCACCCTTTGCACAGGCATATTCGGTATATGTTCGTATGTTCTCGATCACAGTCTGATATTCATCATTTATGAAATTATTTCCTGTGATTTCTGTCTTTAGTTCTAACGTAACAAGCCTTGCAAATTCTCCAGCAATGGCAGCAGGTAATCCGCAAAGCTTTAGATCTTTTCTTTTCCACGGCGGTTTATTTTTATACATCTTCGACCAGAGATCAATCTGTCTTGCCATTTCATCCGATACAGCAATATCAACTCCGATCGCATCCTTAATGTTTTCTTTTCCAAGCATTTTTCTTATCACCTGCCTTATTCGCTCAATAATTTCTTTTATCATTTAATCAACTCCATTTTCGTTCACGTCTTACGATCGTGTAAGCAAAATATCTCACTGCATCCATGCAATGATCATGCTGCTTCACTGGTTTATCTTCTCCACGTTCCAAAGCTTTATCATCCCAGATGTAAGAGCCGAACTCTTTGATTGTTTCTTTACAATTCTCTGAGAACAGCAATAAACCAAGATTTAATAAGTTCCCGACAAAACGGATACCATCAAGCACATCATTCTTTGCTTTCTTAACCTTAAATCCTCGTTTCTTAAGCTCTGCGATAAAGGATGCTGCTGCCGGATCGACAATGATCGATTCAACATTGATTCCTTCCAGGAACTCTTCCATGTCATCCGCGTACTCTCCATCTGTCTTCTGTGTAGTCTCATCTCGGCCAGAATAGTAATATTCTTTCGTAGCAACCCACTGACCTTTCTGGTTCTTCTCCCATAAAAGATATACTGTAGCATTCTGTGTACCATAATCGACACTGACGTATTTACTGCCGATTGTTGATTGTTTTTCTGATGTGACATGCTTTTCTACATCAAACATGTCATAGATGATTCCCTCAGCTACGGCCCACAGACCTAAGATATATCGTTTGTAAAACACCCCGGTATACATTGCCCGGTATCGTGCTTTAATTCGCTCAGATAGGCTCAGATTGTCATCCATCGTGAAATGCAGATAAACAAGTTTCTTTTCATCTGCACGATCGATCCAATTGGTTTTAAACCAGTGGTACGGCCCATCTGGGTTACAGTTAAACCAATACTTAGATCCATCCACAGAACAACGTCCTGTTGCCTGGTTAACAAAAGATTCAGGCATCAATGCCACTTCATCGAAAAAGACTCCTGCAAGTGTGATACCCTGTATCAAGTCCTGTGATCGCTCATCCTTGCCGCCAAAGATATAGAAGTAGTTCTCTTTGCCACCTCTCCGAATAACAACTAAGTTATCAGCTCTGTGATCTTCGACATGATACCCTCGACTCTTAAGCATGAGCTTTAACCAGAAAAGTACGTTTCTCCGGAAAGAACCAATTGTCTTACCGCACATACCGAAATTCTGGCCGTTGAATGTTTCCATTGCCCACATTGCAAAGGATAAACACATAGAAACAGTTTTTCCCGATCGGATAGCTCCATCTGCTATGATTCCATCCTGATCATGTACGGGTGAATTTGGTAGCCACCATGTAAGTATCTTCTTCTGCTTCCTACTAAACGGACGAAACTTAAAGACAGCTTTCTTTATTCTTCTTCCCATACATCCGCCACCTCACCTTTTAAGGCTTCGATGAATCCATCGTCTTCTGTCTCTTCTTCAGATGTTCCGGACATGATCGCTGTCTTAGCTCTAATCTGCTCAATCTTAGCTTTCTGTTCAGCTGTAGCAATATCCATGTGATCTGCTAACCAGTCGATTGCTTTCATGCGATCTGCAAGTTTTACGCTCACACCATCACGGCCCTGCTTCACTTCTGTGATCAATGTCCCGTCAACTTGATCTGATTCTTTTAATCGGACACTGTTGATCATTCTTGGACCATAATCAGTTTCAATCTCTTCTTGTCCAAACGACATATAATCGTTCATGTCTGCAAACGCAATGTCCATGTATTTCTGAAAGATATCTTCCTGTTTAAGCATTTCTCTGTTCATGTGATTCTGCTTTAACTGCTCAATTGTTTCTCTGATCAGCTGATTCTTCATAAGCCTGCTGCCTAATACTGCAGCAGACGCATAAGTGCATCCTGGATAAGCTTTCATATATGCTTTCGTGTAGTTAAACATCCTCGATTGATACAAACAAAAAAGCTGTTGCTGATCGGTAAGTCCATCGTTGATCACGACCTGACTTACATCCTCTGCAACGGCTTCTTTTTTGTGTGCACCCTTTTTATTTTGTGTGCACCCCTTTTGTGTACTTTTCGTCTTTTTATTCCTCGACCACGCGTATCGTTTCTTCCACGATTTCACAGTATTAATCGAGACTCCATACTTGGCAGCAATGTCTTTATACTTCATTCCGGCCACATAATCGGATTCTGCCAATATGTAGTTTTTTTCTTCGTTCACACATTACCACCTTCTTTCTTGTTTCTTAAATGGACCTCCAGGGACTCGAACCCTGGACCGATCGGTTATGAGCCGATTGCTCTGACCAACTGAGCTAGAGGTCCATAATTAAATCATCATCTTTTTCAGATACCATCTTTTCTGTTCTTTCTCTAATCGTATCTGTTCTTCTAATAGCTGTATCTCATCATTAACCATCCTCATATTATTAACTACATATCTCTGCACATCCTCGTTGTCATGCCAATAAATTTGGAAGTGTTTTAATGTCCCAAATTGTAAATTGATTGTTGTCCTGTATCGTCTTAAGAAATTTGGAAAGCACCTCTCAATTGCAATAAACATATAATCAGTATTGATTTTATCTTTTGGTTCAAACACTGCATATCTTTGATCTATCAATCCTTTATCCTTAATTTGTCCAACACTTTCATCTACCGCACTCAGCTTTATAAAGCAAGTACCTGCTTTATACTCTTTCCCAGATACTGCACGTTCTACATTACATATGTCATAAATATTTATTTTTCTTGTATTTAAATTCATAACAATCCCTCAAATGATAACTGTCCAATTACTTCTTTTGCTGGTTTCTTTGGTTTTAATATGTTTTTATGCATCTCTACAACTTTCATATCTTCCTTACTTCCTGTCAAATCATTCAACATGCTATACAGATCGGCTTTTATTTTTGTTTCTTCTTCATCTATTTGTTTCAGATTTTTCAAAATCTGTCTAACATCCGGAAGTGGTTCTTCTTCAAATGAGTCTACATATCTTGGAATATTTAGGTTAAAATCATTCTCTTCAATTTCTTTATAGCTTGCAATGTATGAATATTTTTCAACCTCTTTCCTGTTTAAAAATGTATTCACTACTTTTTCGATATGTTTTTCTTCCATATCGTTTTGTGCTGCTTTCTTTATAAATTCTTTTGATGCGTCTATAAAAAGCACATCTTTTGAATTATGTTCAATCACTAGCAAAAAAACTGGAATCGAAGTATTCAAGAACAATTTATCAGGAACTCCGATCACTGCGCTGATCATATGGTTTTCAATTAACCATCTTCTTATCTTTCCTTCTTGTGCTCCTCTAAATAATATCCCGTGCGGCAGCACTGCAATCTGTCTTCCGTCTTCCTTCAGGTGTTGCACACCTCTTAATATGAACCCAAAATCTGCTTTACTTTTCGGGATCTTCCATCCGTATATTTCATAATCATCTGTATCTGGAAACTTCATTGAATACGGCGGATTCATAATGACATTTTGATATTGATCCGGATTCTTCTGTGATGTTTGCCTCGGTATCGATATTTCTTCCTGTTTTTCAAGCGTATAACTTTCAAACACTTCTGATCTCAGGCAATCAGCCCGGCTAATCGTTCCCATCATTCCATTCACGCATGCATCCAATAATGCAAAAGGAATTGTTCTTTCTGAATACTCATATTCATTGATTTTTATTCCTCTTGTCTTATTCGCCCACTTGCTCAATGCTCCTGTGCCTGAACACATGTCAATGTTGTCTCCTTCTTTCATAATTTCGGCTATAATCTGACAGATACAATCTGGTGTAAAATCCTGTTTAAGGTTTTTTCTGTCTCCTTGTTCTTCCTGGAAGATATCTCGAATCTCTGTATATCCTTCGTTTTTTACTTCTGTTATCTTGTTTGCTGCCTGATCAGATAACAGATATTCTAATATTTTATCTGGCAGTTTATAACTTTCTTTTACTCCGAATATTTCTAAAAGGCTTTTTCTATCTTCCATCATATTATCTCCGATCAGCAAAAAAATTCTAAAATTAAACATAAAAAAGACCCGGGGTCCGAAGATCACCCGAGTTCATTCAATAAATTACACGAAAAAGAGGATATCTTATGAAGTATCTCTCTAGCCTATATATTAGACCATTTTTTGCGAACGTGACCGAACATTTTCTAATTTTCTTGAAAAAATCTTGTATTTCTCATTCTACAGCTATCTTCTGTATAAGCTACTCTCCTCTTTGGATGTAACTGATTCATCTTATGTGCTACCTGCAGCCACGTCATGCCATCAATGTAATAAAATCTAAACATCATTCTTAGTTCGCTCTTCTCAATGCTATTTATATATTCTTCCGCTTGATTCATGAGTTCCAGAAGTTCATTTTCTTTTTCGATCAACATAGCTTTTCGTTTATTAAGCAGCAGCCTCTTTCTGCTAAG